AAACGGTGATCTTGCCTACCGCACCTACCTCCAGGTTACTCTCCCCGAGATTAACCAGGCCCTCGGCAACGGTGGTGATGTCTATGCCCGCTGGCTCGACTTCCCCGGTGAGCAGCTCATTGCTCAGGTCGAGGTCGAGATTGGTGGCCAGCGCATCGATCGCCAATACGGTGATTGGATGCACATCTGGAACCAGCTCACCATGCCTTCGGAGCAGCTCAAGGGCTACTTCAAGATGGTCGGCCACACTACCCAGCTTACCTACATCACTGATCCCACCTTCGCCAATGTCTCTGGCCCCTGCGCTGCCTCTGGTGGCCCCACCCAGGTGTGCGCTCCCCGCAACGCCCTTCCCGAGACCACTCTCTACGTGCCTCTCCAGTTCTGGTTCGCCCGCAACCCTGGTCTTGCTCTTCCTCTTATTGCTCTCCAATACCACGAGGTTAAGATCAACATCGATTTCCGCCCCATTGGTGAGTGCCTCTGGGCCGTGAAGTCCCTTTCCGCCACTTCTGGTACCCAGTCTGTCGCCCAGGCTTACCAGCAGTCCCTTGTTGCCGCCTCTCTCTACGTCGATTACATCTTCCTTGATGCTGACGAGCGCAGAAAGATGGCCCAGAACCCCCACGAGTACCTCATCGAGCAGGTGCAATACACCGGCGACGAGTCTGTGGGTTCCTCCTCCAACAAGATCAAGCTCAACTTCAACCACCCCTGCAAGGAGCTTATCTGGGTTGTGCAGCCCGACGCCAACGTCGATTACTGCGCCTCCCTTGATGCTGCCTCCGTGCTCTTCAAGACCCTTGGTGCCCAGCCCTTCAACTACACCGATGCCATCGATGCTCTTCCCCCTGCTATCCATGCTTTCGGTGGTCCTGCTGAGACCTCTGGTGCTAACGCTTTCATCACTGGCTCTGGTCTCTTCCAGATGGCTGGCGCTGCCAACGTTAGCGGCATGAGCTCTCAGAGCGACTGGGCCTCCAACAATGCCAACATGACTCCTTTCACGGATGCTGCTGCTGGCGCTGTTACTGGCTCCACTCTCTCTGATGCCGGCACCTTCGTCATCGCTGAGACTGCTCTTGACCTTCACTGCTGGGGTGAGAACCCCGTGGTCACTGCCAAGCTCCAGCTCAACGGCCAGGACCGCTTCTCTGAGCGCGAGGGTTCCTACTTCGACGTCGTCCAACCCTTCCAGCACCACACCCGCACCCCCGATACCGGTATCAACGTGTATTCCTTTGCCCTTAGACCCGAGGAGCACCAGCCCAGTGGCACGTGCAACTTCTCCCGTATCGACAACGCCGTGCTCCAGCTCGTTCTCTCGTCTGGCACCGTTGCTGGTACCGCGACTGCTAAGGTTCGCGTCTATGCCGTCAATTACAACGTGCTCCGTGTGATGAGCGGCATGGCGGGTGTTGCCTACTCCAACTAAACACGATATATCGTGTCGTTTAATATTAAATACTTATGTATTTTATATTATGAGTCAAATAATAGATCAAATGTATCATGTGATCATGTGTTTTGCTTTAAAAATCGTCATGAAAAAGCAAAAAGTCGAAAACATGGTAAAGCAAAAAGCAAAGGTGTTCATAATATCGACATCCTTTGTTTTTGCTTTTAAAAATAAAAGTTTTGCTTTTACAAATTATTATTTTAAAGCAAAAGTGTATAGAGACATACTTCTATAGTATAGTATCGGTATAACATAAAATACTGTTTAACAATAACTATGAGCACCTTTGATATTGTGAATCTGATTGAAAACTGTCCCGTCCTGGATAATACGTATGATTGTAAATTGCTTGAAAAGGTAAAGAGATCGTTGAATGAAAATGAACAAAAGATTTTTTTGACACATTATTATTGTTATCACAAGTATGATCCTGAGAAAGATTTTGTCATCGATTTGGATAATGTGTGGAAATGGCTTGGTTTCAGTCAAAAAATAAAGGCAAAATATTTACTTGAAAGACATCTAAAACAGGATGTTGATTATATTGTATCAAAGGATCGTAAAGAAGAAAAGAAAGGAGGAAGAGGTGGTCATAATAAAGAAACGATCCTTATGAATATGAGATCATTCAAGAAATTGTGCATGACCGCGGATACCCAAAAAGCATGTGAAATACAGGAACAGTTTATTAAATTCGAAAAAATTATGATTGAGTATGTTCTTGAAGACGAGAATGACGAATTAAGGTCTCAGCTACAAACCAATACTGTAGAAACTGAAAATCGAGTCATATATGAAAAGGCGTTAGAACGGGAAAAAACTTTGTTGGAAAAGTATGCTATATCAGGACCTCTTATCTACATTATTAAGGTAAAGACCTATCCAGATGGCACCTATATTATTAAAATCGGAGAAAGTCGAATGGGTATTCGTATGAGATATGGTGAGCATAAACGAAGTTATGACGAATGTGTATTGCTCGACTGTTTTCCGATTGAAAAGAGTAAGAATTTCGAGAAATTCCTTCATCAGCATCCAAAGATTCGTCCCAACAAAGTAAAGAACTTGGATAATCATGAGAATGAGAACGAGCTCTTTTTGGTCGGAAAAGAATTAACATACAAGATGGTTATTGATATCATTCAGCAACACAAGAACAACTATAACTACAATGTGAATGATTTACTTACCAAGATTGAAATGTTAGAAACCAAGATCGAAATGTTGGAAACCGAGAATAGAAATCTGAAGGCAAATACCTATGTTCATGAAAATATGAGTACTTCGCAAACAAACCCATATATTTCTCAATCAGATATTTCATTACTTATATCCAACAGTCAAAAATATATAGAATCAGCGATAAAAGATTCGAATCGTATATTGTCCGAAAAGATCGCATCCATAGAACGCACTATTTGTGATACGTCCAATAAGACCAAAGAGGTAAAGATGACAACCGGGTTCAACGCCCAACTCCCCCAGCTGGGTCCGCGTCTCCAGAAAATCAACCCCGATACAATGCAGCTCATCAAGGTCTATGATTCCGTTACCGAGGCCATGAACGAGGACAAACACATCAAGCGTCCCTCCATCATGAAGGCGATCCGGGAAAACACGGTATATTGCGGCTTCCGCTGGTTGCTCGTAGAAAGAAACCTGGATGCAAATATTCTGAACGATGTTCCGCCAACCAAACAAACCCGGCAGCAAAATCTCGGCTACATTGCAAAGTTGGATCGCGAGAAGTCTCAGATCCTGAATGTCTATTTGGACAGAAAAACTGCAGCAAAGATCAATGGATACCAAAGTATTTCCGCTCTCGATAATCCGGTTAAGAACGGTACTATTTCGAACGGCTATTATTATATGGTATATGACTCATGTAATAAGAAATTGATTGCGGACTATGAAGCCGCGCATGGAACGCCAGTCCTGTACAAGGACGGCGTGGGACAGTTTGATCAAGACGACGCGTTGGTCGCCGAATTCACGAGCAAATACGACTGTATAAAAGAAATGAAGATCAGCGACAAGACACTTGCCAAGGCGCTCGACAAAGACGTCGCCTATAACAATTTCTACTATAAGACCCTGGGTGCAAAACTTCAGCACCTGTCATAATATAACTGATTTGTGTTCAAATATTTGTATTACACTGTAATAATACAAATATATAATAAAAACATCCTACGCTTGCACTGGAATACGACTTATATCAGACTCATTGGCTGGACACGATACCTCCTTCTCCCGATATTGGAAGCACATATCTGCCTTATCCTTGTAGAGTAGAACATCTACATTTTCAGGAGTCGGATACACATATATGTTTCGCATATCCGGAATAGTCATATATACAAAAAACAAACCAATAACAAGACTTACCAGAAAAATGGGTACATCAATATATTTCAGAAAATTCATACTAAACGAATTGGAATCCTATATAGTAGTTATGCATTTTTCTTTACGGCTTTTCCACCTCCCTTTCCCTTTTTTGATGATGAGGATGGCGGTTTGGCAATAATATCATTGGTTATACCATGCTCTGCCATGAGTTGGTCAATCTCCGCATCGACATGAGTATGTTTCGTTGGCCGGCGCATCGATCTTTCTTGGGGAGCCTCATCTGTAGAAAATACAAACTTATGTTCATTCACTTGTTGTAAATGGGCATGTCTATTTGCCTCTGCAGCAGCTGCTTCTTGCGCCCTTTTCATCTCCATCTTTTTCCGCATTTTCTCCTTCATGGCCTCTTTCTTAAAGTTTGATTCCATGGCCGCAGTATTAATCTTGCTATTTTTCATGCCCATTTGACTCGCCATATTCTTAAACATTTCGGTTAAATCCTTATTTCCCATAGATCCCTTCATTTTGCCAAAGATATCGCCCGCCTCTTTCATAATTTCGTCCTGGGAAATCTCCCCACTGTCCATTTTATTCTTCAGTTTATTGCCGACCAATTTCACAAGTTCCATCATTTTCTTCGGATTCTTCATGAGTTTCTTTACCACATCCTGAGTTGTCTGAATATCGCTCTGGTCATCATCGCCAAAAATACCCTTCATATCCTTGCTAATTTCCTCGGCCATTTCAGTCGCCAATTTCCCGATTTTTCCGTCAAACAGGCCCTTCAAATGTTCGTGCATCTCTGCATGGTTGGGCATATAAAAGGATTCGGGACCCCCCATATTCATATTTTCAGAAGAAGATCCTTCCTCGCCTTCAGCATCATTATTTGGCGCAGAATCGGTATTGAAAAACTGGCTGATTCCATTCATCGTCTCCTCCAGCTTCTTTTGAAGCTCAGATTCATCGATTCCATCAAACATCTCCATGGTCTCGCCAAAACATGCCTTATCAGCGACTGAATTCACTACCGCAAACAATAATAGTTGCAAATACTTCCACATTACGTTATGTGTATGTTCGCTAATACCTTCGCATCGGAAAAGAAGTTTGAAATCCACATTCGGGAGAAAAAATGTGTTTGCAGTAGAGTCGTCAGCGAAAATACCATCATTTTGGTAAAGAATATCGAAAAAACGTTCAGGAAATACAGTCTTCATATACTCGTATAGCTGTACCCACTCTTCTTCTGGCAAATTCGATGACCATTTTTGCCAGAGATGCGCATACTCGGGGAATGTAGTCGATAAATCGCGTGTGAAATCTATAACACATCCGCAAAACTCTTTGGGAAGAGTCTGATTCTGCGTCTGATCCGTTTCTTTTTCCATTTTAGGTTTGGAATGATTGGCGGAAGCCATTTATATCCTTATGTGTATAAATAATTTTGGGAGAAAACACGATTTATTTATTTATTTATTTATTTTCATGTACTATATATCAAATACATATATAGAAGATAATACAATTGGATGGTGAATTTTCAGCGACTATTACACAGTAGAATCGGTATTATATTCATATCTATATTGCTCGGTCTTGGTCTCGCAACCATGTTTCGCAAGGTATGTAAAGATAAGGCATGTATTGAATTTAATGGACCTATATTAGCAGAGGTGGGAGATAAAACATACAAATATGGCGAAAAGTGTTATCAATACAAATTGGAATCTTCTTCATGTAAAATGGATAAAAAAACAATCCAGTTCAAAGAAAAAGCTGAAGAAGAAGCTCCCAAATTGTTTGGCAAATAAAAAATAAATACATGAATTCGGGAGATTGTGCAATAATATTTAGTCGTAATATTATTATACAACACAAACAAACAAAATGTCGACACGAATTGCGGATTTGCCTGATTCAGGAATGATGCCTCCTCCCAATATGACCAATATCATGGATAATCGTTCGCAAAATACAAGGGGTCCCATTGAAGGTGAAATCCAAAATACATATATTCCAATGAATGTCCATCCGAATCCATACGGAAATCCAGTTGCACCGACCGCAATGGATCACCCGGTCGCAATTCGGAGTCCTGGAATGGAATCATTAACCCGAGAGCAACAGGCCATGCTAGATAGGACACCTATGCAGCAGTTGCCGTCTCGCGATATTCGTATGGATACAGCGGATTATATGCAGGATATGGAGACGATTCCGAATTATATTCCTCCCCCGAAGGTGAAATCTGATTATGTGAAAGAACACGAGAGTGTGGTTCAGGATAATTATGACAAACATCGCCGGGAGAAACTACGTGAAAGCAGATTAGACATGATTATTACAGAATTGCAGGTGCCGATCATGCTAGGTCTCCTCTATTTTGTCTTTCAGTTGCCCTATGTTGGTAGTCTGTTGAATAAGTATCTCCCCTTTTTAACCCTATATAAAGAGGATGGAAACATGAATTTTAATGGACTTTTGCTGAAAAGTATTCTTTTCGGAGGAGTCTATTATATATCTACCATGATTATAAATTATTTAACGATTATTTGATAGCGTAATAGCCTAGCACCTTTATATAACGAATACATACATCATATATGATATATATGATATATACGATATATTAATATATAACATTTTATTTATAAATCAAAAATAAAATTACACTGCAATATCTTTATTAAAAAACCATGTAGGGAGATTAGAACTCGAATTTAATGTGGATATAGACTCTTGCTTATTCCGAATCGTCTTATTTGCTGACATCTTTTTTCGTCGTGTTTTGCGCGTTTTAAGTGCAGGATTGTATTTCAAAAACCACATTTCATATTCTTCTGAATCACGCTTCAGTTCCTTAAATTTCCGGGATTTCTCGGAACGTATTTCTTGAAGAGTCGGCTGATTTCCAATACATTTCATGCTGAAACGTTTCAATAGGCCGCGCTGTTCCAAACGATTACGTTCTTCCACTTCAAACAAAAATTTCGACATACACAATATACGCTCCCGAAATAAACTGTATTTATTTGCAAAGGTGAATGCTAAATAGAAGCTCAACATGGTATCAATTGTCGCGACATTGATAATCTTATCTTCCAATCTGATTGTATTATAATTATGGCATGCAATGGGAGAATACACACATGCAACAGTATCTTTTCCAACACGAATTTCATAGTGTTCGGGTATAATTTCTCCAACAGGCTCATGATGTATAACACGTATTTTTTTGAATCCGGTTTCCTCTAATTTATCTTTCACAAGGGTCGCCGTTTTTTCAGCATCCTCCGACAATACATCGAAATCCGGATTTTTCTCGATGATTCTCCTGTATTTTTCCGGCATATATTTGGAATACATTCGAATTGCATATCCTCCAAAGAAAACAACGCCTTCATCAATAAATGATTTGAGAATGGTCATATACATTTTTTCAGATTGTTCTGAGTTTTGATTTAACTGTCGCTGAAATTCTACAGTATCGCATTTTAAGTCTTCCGATATAAAAGGATAATGTTTATTCAGCAAAGTTAGTCTTTTGAGAACTTTCTCCCAACGGGATACATCGCCATTCGGTCGAGAGAGTTCCAAATACATACTCATACGGAGAAAATTAGGAGATGCGTATTTAATTCCGGCAATTGTTAGCGATTCTTTGTACAAGGCATCATATATGGCCTTGTCTATATACGTTATATCGGCAATCGGAATAAAATTCACATATATTTTGAAGGTTCCTACATGCATTCCAGATTTGGCTTCTACCTCGCTATACCCATGACTATGGTATATGTCGGCCAACTCCTTTGCATCTTTGAGTGCATTCGGGCTAAAAAAATCGTAGTCGGGAATATCAATCTCCCGATTATAAAATTGGTCATATTTCGGGAGAATATTATTGATTGCAGTGCCTCCGTAGCAAATACGTTTTTTTCGAATGAGAAACTTTTCCAATATATCCATGATTTCATTAATCTCCTCGGATTGTGCCTGTATTTTACGCTGGATTCGATCCCCATTATCGACGGCATGACGCAAAATAGCAAGTTCGCATTCCTGAAAGGTCATTCCATTATTACATAACTTTGATGCAAATTTATTGTTTTTATTATGGGTTCTCCTCATACCATATAATATACCTATTTTATATTATATACATACACAAAATATACTATTACATATTCTTCTAATAAACATCCTATATGCAACACAGAACAAATATGACTAAAATCTTATTGTATGTGTCATATTCTATGCAGTAAATAGTCCAGGAGCATTGGTGCCTTTTTCATCGCCTTCATTTGTCTGAATGTAATTTAATGCAGAAGACATCGATATAATACCAGCACCTTGATGTTGAAATAGTGTTTCTGACCGGATCAAGGCTAAATCTGCAACATGATATTGCATGAGTGTTATTTGAATACCGTATTTCTTGATACTATTGTATATGGATGGATTTCCTTGGTTGCTTCGATTACTATCCGGCATTGCCATTTTAAATTTATCGGCAGTTGTGCGCATAGAATCTACGCGTTTTGGAGGAAGTGCTCTATATTTGAAAGTATCTAATTCATCATAGCTATATTTCATTAATTGTGAAGTATCACTGGTCATGTTGTGATAGGTTCCAATATATTCCTGGGGTTCATAATTAAATATAAGAACTACTTTTTGAGCAATTTTGTTAATCTCAGTGTTTCCATTCACAGGTATCGATTCGAGTTGCTCATTTTTGCTATTCGTTTTTGTTAAGAAATAATCGGAATAACCATTATTATACACCGATTTAATATCTGATTGAATCATATCATACAACTTATTTTTCATATTATCGGATGTTTTGATACGAATATGAACAAATAGGGGATCTCCCGGATTGGGAGACTCATATTTATCTCCCGATTGGCGTGTGAATCCATTGGCAAGAGCTGCCTTGAATATTTTACGAAACAAATAATTGTTTTTGGTTGTTGAATTTACAGAAGACGGATCGCTCGAATATCCAACATAAGCGGCAAATGTATTTGAATCCGCAGGATCATCGCTGATGGGTAAATAATATACCTCAAAATCTAGAAATCTGCATCCTCGCGACAATACATATTTTACCATTTCGTCGCTAATATAATTACCAGAATAAGCCGAATTCGAGGACCCTTTGATAATATACTGATTCAATTCCATAGTTTGACTCTTTTTGGACAAATCACTGATACCAGAGGGGATGTCATTGCTATTTATTTCTTTGCTGGATATTTCAGCAGATACCTCTTTATAAAACGGTTCATTGGCAAGCATCCCTTCTTTCACCTGGATCTTTCGACGGTTTATGAAATCATAGAATATATAGGCAAGAATCGCAAATGCAATAAGGAAAATAAATACTTGATAAAATGGAATTTTGGTCTTCATAAAGAGGCTATAGATAATGGGGATAAATTAGTATAAAAAAATAGATGCATATGTATATTACACTCGAATGGCTGGAGGATTATTTAATATCATATCTGTGGGGAATAATAACGTAATACTTACTGGAAATCCGTCCAAAACCTTTTTCAAAATCGCTTATTCTAAATATACCAATTTCGGTCTCCAAAAATTCAGAATCGATTATGACGGATTAAGGGAATTGCGTTTATTGGAACCTTCGACATTCACCTTTAAAATTCCTCGATATGCTGAACTATTGATGGATACCTATTTAGTGGTATCTTTGCCTAATATTTGGAGCCCGATTTCGCATCCGCGCGAAGAAACAAATAACCAATGGTCCGCTTATGATTTTCGCTGGATCCGCGATATTGGGACTCAGATGATTCGTGAAATTACTATATCATGCGGTTCCCAGCTTCTCCAAAAATATTCGGGAGATTATTTGGCAGCGATGGTGGAACGCGATTTCTCCGATGAAAAAAAGGATCTGTTTAATCGAATGACTGGAAATATAGATGAACTTAGTGATCCTGCAAATGCATATAGTCGAGTAAATGCGTATCCATCTGCCTATTATACGGATAATACGGCTGGCGCGGAACCATCGATTCGTGGTCGCGATTTGTACATACCGATTAATACATGGTTCACCTTGGATAGTCGTTGTGCTTTTCCATTGGTATCTCTTCAGTATAATGAATTGATTATTAGCGTTACACTTCGACCTATACAGGAATTATTTCAAATTCGTGATATATATGATCCAAGTAATAATTTCCCGTATGTACGCCCGGATTTTAATGAAGAGCGATTTCAGATGTATCGATTTTTGCAGACGCCACCGAGTATCAAGATCGATATTATGGAATACACGAATTTCATTAATAATTGGAACGCCAATGTGCATTTGATGGCGACCTATTGTTTCTTATCGAAGGACGAGGCACGTATGTTTGCAGCTGAGGATCAAATGTATTTGGTGAAAGATGTATTTGAATACAAGTTTGATAACATTACGGGGACTCGGCGAGTGCCATTAACATCGAATGGTATGGTATCAAGCTGGATGTGGTATTTGCAGCGAAATGACGTGAATCTGCGCAATGAATGGTCGAATTATACCAATTGGGCGTATCGAACGATGCCATCGGATGTAATACCCGCACCAATGAACTCAAATGACCCATCTTTCAATTATGTGGGTCCATATCGAAATTTAGACGGCACACATACCGGATTATTTATAAGTGGCGTATTTACAAATGATAACCAGCGTGAAATATTGCAGACGATGGGGATCTTGCTGAACGGCGACTATCGTGAAAATGTATTAACAGTGGGAGTCTATAATTATATTGAGAAATATACGCGCACACAAGGGTCTGCAAAAGATGGATTGTATTGTTATAATTTCTGTTTAAATACAAGTCCGTTTGAATACCAGCCATCGGGTGCTATTAATTTAAGCAAATTCAAAAACATAGAGTTGGAAATAACCACACATATACCGAATATTGATTTGGAAAATGTGAATGTAGAACTGGTATGTGATGCTGAAAATGTCCCGATCGGATTTAAGAAACAAACATGGCGTCTTTTTGAGTACAATTATAATATGACATTGTTTGAGGAAAGATACAATATATTATCATTTGTGGGTGGAAATGCGGGAATGTTATATGCAAGATAATCAAATCTAATATTATAGTAATATACCAGAAAATTTATACTTATTTATTTCAATGAATGAAACAACATGGAAAAAGACATTTGTGAAAGAAAATGAAGACGATAATATAAATCCAAAGAATGAACCAGACTCTGTCTATGATGATATTTTAAAAATGCAGCAGAAACTACAAAATATAAATCGACGCAGGGAGGCAATGCGAAATGGTGGTTATAAGGAGAACTATAAAAATATTGAACTTTTTCAAAGTATTTACCAAAAATTGTATGATGATGAAGACACAAATGACAGTGATACTGATAGCGATATCGACAATAATGAGGGGTTCAAGGGAAAGAAAAAGAAAAAGAAAGGATCGACGCCGGCACCAAGACCGGCACCGACATCATCTACTTTGCCGGCATCATCTACTGTCAATGAAACCTCGACCCCATCTCCACCACCTAATCCTCCAAAGAAAAAGACAAAGAAAATAAGAAATGTAAATGACTTGAAAGAGGTTATATTAGATGGATTTGCTACTGTAAGCGAGGCAATAAGTAGTGTTTTGTTTTATATTCCCAAGCGCATTGATAACAAACTTACTGAACAAACCAATCAGTTCTCAAAAATATATTCAGAGAAGAATGCATCGCCTTCAAATGTGAAAAAAGATGCAAATGTTATCAAACAATTCATATATCAAATAGTATCTTTTATTATTGGAATATGGGTCGCACTTAATTGGTTTTTTCTTATGATTTATAAGAAACCAAGAGTATCAGGAGATGCATCTACAGATTGCGATGATGACGGATCCGGATTTAAATATGCTGCAAATGATAAAGATCGATTTAAAATTAATTTTAATGGGCTCGGACAATTAACATCGATATTAGAAAAATATCTGGATTTCGCTATAATGCCTTTATGGACTTTTAATGAATATGTGCTAGGAGATAAATATGGAAAGAAGGTATTTACGTATATTCCTTTGAAAATAATAAGCCATTTTATTATTCTATGGGGTGCATTTCATTTTGTCTATGATTTTAATTTTTTTACGATGATCAAAAATACGATTGATGGGAAAATGTCATTTCTGAACATGTTTGCAATGATTACTATTGGTGGTCTTTGGTTCAGCAAGTTGTATAAAGATTCTATGGCAAAAGTATTTGAAGATGAAGATTTGACAAATTTTAATTCTCAATCCGTTGAAAAACTAAAAAATGCTGCTGCACAAATGGCATCTCCAATGTTATGGTTATTTATGAAATTAATGACATATATATTTCTTTTATTGATTGCTGCCATTTCAGTAAATGTCGCAGTAATCCAGCTTGTATTATTTTTATGGTTTATGTCTCTCTTTGCAATTCCATACTATGTTGGATTCGGTGATACATGGACTACAATATTAAATATGTATGAATATATTAGTAAGGATTTTGATAGTAATGCCAAAAAAATAAAAGATATTGGTGTCATAAATAGCATTCTAGGTATGATTGCGACATTTTTACATAAAAATACTTATTATATTGGATTTATTGTACTAATGTTATTTAACTTGCTAAAAATGAATATAGTGATGAGTTCAACTCAACTCAAACTAATAATGTCTTCAATCATGGTTTCAATTATTGGTATTATAGGATCGTTTGTATGGAAAAATGCCAATAAATCACCTGTATCTAATCCAATTCACGATGGCAGCACCACTGGATCAGAAGAACCAATAAGTAGTAATGATATAGATATAAAAATAGATGATACTGGTGTAGATAATAATAATGGTCCAGCAAGCGAATATTGGCAAGGCCATTAACAAACATAAAAATCATATCAATGATAAATACAAACATTTATGAAACATATATAAAAAATGAATTACAATTGAATTAATTCATTTTTCACTATGGGAGGAGCCAAGAAAAATAACAAGCCAAAATCGATTATTCATGGAAAGTATTATCCACTAGTAAGTGTATGTACCCCTACATTCAATCGTCGTCCCTTTATCCCTATCATGTTTGATTGTTTTCGGAATCAAACGTACCCCAAAAGCCGTATAGAGTGGATCATTGTAGATGACGGTACGGATAAGATTCAGGATCTAATTGATTCTGCAAATATTCCTCAAATTAAGTATTATCCTCTTCCTGAGAAACTATCTTTGGGAGAAAAAAGAAACTATATGCATACGAAGGCGACCGGAAGTATCATCGTATATATGGATGACGACGATTATTATCCACCTGAACGTGTTGAGCATGCAGTAGATACCTTAACGCAAAATAAAGATGCTCTTTGTGCAGGATCTAGTGAAATATACATTTATTTTAAACATATTCACCAAATGTATCAGTGCGGCCCGTATTCTCCCACTCATGCAACTGCAGGAACATTTGCGTTTCGGTCTGAACTATTAAAACAAACGAGATACGAAGATCATGCGTCGATTGCAGAGGAAAAGGCGTTCTTGAAGAATTATACGATTCCCTTTGTCCAATTAGATCCAATGAAGACCATATTGGTTTTCTCGCATAATCATAATACGTTTGATAAGAGAAAGCTCTTGGAGAATCCGCATCCACAGTTTTGCAAACCGTCTCCCAAAACGGTGGATATGTTTATTCGAAATGCATCCGAGGCGAATATCAAAAAGTTTTTTATGAAAGACATTGATGCTCTTTTGGAGAATTATGAGCCCGGAAAACCTCATATGAAACCTGATGTTCTTAAACAAATCAAGGAAATCGAGAAGGAGCGCCAGAAGATGCAAATGGAACAGAATCACCAAATGAAATTCATGATGAAAACGCCTGACGGGAAGGAATCTGAGGTATCTTTTGATGAAATCATAAATATCATGAATAAACAACAACAGGATCTCAACAATAATATGAATATAATTACTCAACAAAACGCGCGTATTCGGGAAATGGCAAATGAATTAGCAAAGTGCAATAATAAGATTGCAGCTCTCGAGAAGGAGAAGAATGCCCTTCTTTCAAATTCTAGTAATAGTAGTATGAATGTTCATGTTCAAGAATCAAATATAGACGTGCCACGTATTATAGAAGAATCATCAAAATCTGAGCCTATATATAAGTTGAATAATGTGGATTAAAAATTCATTTTACCATTAGAAATACATATATATTTAACGCATATATATGTAATATGTAAGTAATATGTAAGTAATACATAAAAATGGCAGAGTTATTCGTGTATAAATAGATTGTCTGGAACAAGAAGCATGGAATCATCATGTGTTTTACAGTAATACCAATAGGGTCTCCATTGTGAGACAAATTCTAGCCACGCCCAGAAATTCACCTCCCATAATGCACGATTATGTTTATTCATGAATATTGGAAAGTATGTCTTATAGAAATAGTAAAACATTTGAATAGCCTCGATTCTTCCCAGGAAAAATCCGCCACAAAAACGCCAGTGGATATTTTCGAGTACTGCGGAGTCGTCAAGAATAACTCCCCAACATCCCGGGATCACCATATGATATCTCCCGTTGAACTTCGAATTTGCAATTTTCGCCAATTGATTCAGCGATACCTGTTTGTTCTTGAAAATATAGCCAATACTAAAATCGATCCATGCAAATGTATCGCTATTCCACGGATTCACAGAGATCGCATGGTTCATAAACTCTATTTTACAATGCATAAGTGCCATGTATTCACATGTATCTTTGGATGCATCCCGCATTCTTGGATAGGTAATTGTATCATTGTCTCTCATACAAGCTCGATATGTATCTGTGTCTCTATAATCGAAATCAAGGAGTTTTACATTCTGGTATTTATCTTGAAAGGCCATTAATAAGGGTTTGGTTATTGGACAACTATATAGACACAACTGAATTCCGGTGTTTGCAATATCCTCAAAATGAGCAATTCGTCGCTCGAGAGTTTTCTCTGGATGCGATGTCGGATTGCTGTTTGTATATATCGATACAAACGCAGATACAAATGTGGTAGTTGATGGCGGCATCCTATTATACAATATATTTTATTTTATTATTTATTACTGTTTTTGTTATGAATGTTTAGCGACGAATCATGGTTGCAAGGAAAATATAACCATAATTATATATCTATACATAGTAAAAATGGAAATAGCATTGCCATTGGTTGCTCTAAGTGGCTTATATTTAATAAATAAACAGCCGGAGAAAAAAGAATCTTTTCAAAATCAAGGCAAAAGAACCAATGAAATTCTCCCAAATACTGATATGCCAAATAGAAATTATCCGACGGAATATCCAATTGCATCCGCCGAATTAGATAGAACAAGTGCTTTATCAAATAATAATAATTTTGATCTTGCTGGAGGTGTTTATACAGATAAATATTTCAACCCGAATAGAAACCCCACTATAGTAAATCCTGCGGCACCGGATGTTCGTGGCGCGACGCCCTATCAGTATCAATCCTTAGCGGGAGATACTGTGGATAGCACGTATTTTCAGCATAACAACATGGTGCCTTTTTTTGGATCCACCGTAAGAACACGCCATACAGATGATAAAACGTCGAATGAAAGTGTTTTAGACAATATGAATGGATCTGGTTCCCAACTCTTTTCGAAACGCGAACAGTCTCCCATGTTTTCTCCACACGATAATTTGCAATGGGCAAATGGCACGCCCAGTACATCCGATTTTATTCAGTCTCGTATGAATGTGGGTATGCGAATGGCGAACGTAAAGCCCTTTGAGGAACAGCGTGTTGCTCCTGGATTAGGTTTAGGATACACAACAGAAGGCGCAGGTGGGTTCAATTCGGGTATGGCGATGCGTGATCAGTGGGTGGATCGCGGTGTAGATGAATTGCGTGTTGCGAACAAACAGAAAGCCTCGGGACTCATGTTGCTCGGGCACGAGGGTCCTGCCATGAGCAAGATTACAAATATAGGTAGTGTTGGAAAAGTCGAAAAGAATCGTGTGGATCGAACTTGGGAGATGGGACCGGAGCGTCTTTTCACAACAACAGGTATCGAAAAAGGCCCGATGTTGCATAGCATTCCTATTGACCGTCATGTATCGAGACCTGAAACTACTGCATCCTATACGGGTGGTGCCGGATATTCAACAGACGCGACCTATATTCCCGGTGAATACATGCCATCTACCAATATTGAGTTGGGAGAAGTGCCCTTTGGTGTCGCGAATGCTACCGGCAAGGGGTTTGCCGCAAAAGGCGACTACGAATCGATGGCCAAGCGCGCCTATCCCAACAATCGCAGCAGCAATAAACAAGGTGAGTATTACGGTATTATGGGAGGCGCCATTGGTGCTGTTGTCGCGC